ACAACATGTTCTGATAGTCTAAAGGTTCTTACAAACTTTCTGGTAGATATACCCTTATGCAAAAAGTCACGTGAATTATCGTCGCAATTACCACGCACGACTAATACACCACTTTTAACTTCTACTTCTAGGTTTTCTCGTTTAAAACCAGCAAGAGCTAACTCTATAGCAAATTTAGTATCGCTATGTTTAACCACATTATGTTTTGGATAATCTGTTTGCTGAGATTGCGTCAGCCTTTCGATCTCGTTCCAAATGTGATCAAAGCCAATAAAGTTAGAATGCGGGAATGTAAATGCTTTAGGTTGTACCATAATAGCCTCCTTTAATTTAAGCAAGGTTGTTGTCTACTAGCCAGACCAATCTGCACTAGCAATTATATTTATACTTCAATACTACGAGTTTTAAAAAATTTATACAATTTTACGTAATATTTAAATCTTTTTGGTTCGTGTTTAGGATCGGGTAGATCACCAAACATTTTGTGCATTTCTTCTATATGCTTTTTAATTTCTTCCATCACCAATGCCTTATAACATTTGCCATAATAAAAAAGCAAGTAATGAAATTGACTAGGACTATTGCAGTCCTGATTATTGCAACCATATCAGCATCTTTGTTATTAGCAAAGGCTTTTTCGCCTAATGCCTTTGCCCATAAAGTCCATATCTTTTTCATTTCATTACTCGTATAAATAAACATAGGTTTAATAAAACCGAAACAAAACTGTAACATCCATTCGCTGTGAAGCGTTAGCGCGTTGTGAAACGCAAGGAGAAACAAATGACTCTAAAAGATAGAGCAATACTGTTCGCACCTATGCTATTGATATTATCACTAGTAAGTGTATCAACCTACGCAAGTTAAACTTTAGTTCTTGTTACCAATGTTGTACTTAGGGCACAATTCCCATTCTTTCTTTTCTTTGAATGGGATTACTTTAATTTGTCGTAAAGGTGCAACATCTTTAGCTTGCTCCGGATAGACAATGGTGATAAGTCCCCAGTCTGATAGTAATGTAGCAATTGTATTTCTACGTTGTATATCATTATCTACTAGATTGGAGGGCTTACCATCAAGTAAGAATAACTCTTTAAAGTGTACAATAAAGTATCTACCTTGCTTATGTAAAATATGACAAGACTGATAAAGCTTTTGATCTTTGTGTGAAGCAACTCCGATACGAGTTAAAGTTTCACGGATTTTCAAAAAATCATCTGGCTCATTAAGTGTAATCTCCAGCATATCTGCCGGCGTCCATAGACGAATATTATTATTATTTTCTTCCACCTGTATAAATCCTTTTCTTTATCTCTTCAATTTGTTCAGTACTAAGTAATGGTAATACGGATTTAGCCTTTTCATTGCTGTATCCATAATATTGTTTTACTGCTTCAAGATTTTCTGGTTCATTTGGTTTGAGCCATTTAGAAAACCGTTTTCGTTTATTAACTATATTTATATAAAAATCAAATTGAAGACGATGATCCAGTTGGTGATTAACATTCATCTCATTAGCAATAAGAACAGTATCTTGGAAATAAGAAAGACCTCGATTGATAATAAATGGATTATATTCCTTTTCAGAAATATCATCCACCATTATGTTCTTTTTGCTAGTGTTAATAGCATTTAAATAGTCAAATGGATTCATTATTTAATCTCAACATTCGCCATAACTTCAGTCATACATGCAACTAAGTTTAATTCATGATCTGCAACAAAAGCATCTTTATATTGATACTCAGCGAGAATTAAAACTAATTGTGGTATGGACTGAGGTAATACATAATCAGTCATATTGTCGTAAATACTTCTAATAACTGAAGAAGTATCTACATCTGTATTATCCACTACCCATTGTCGCATCTTTTTAAAGTCTTTGTTCTTCAACGCAGACATCAAATTATTTATAGAGACGTCATTGAGAGATACTAGTATTCCAGAATCAATTGTACCTGAACTGCTGTATCGTTGCAATTCATTAATAACCCTACGCCAATCAGGTGCAAACTTCATAATGAGCTCAGCGATAACTGGCTTTTCGTATACAATATTTTCTGTTTTAAGTATGTGTTCGGTTCTCTTCATGAATTGAGCAAGAAGAGGTGGTGTATCTTTTTTAGATATATTGAATTCAATTACTGCACAACGAGAGTGCAATGGTTCAATAATTCTATTCTTAAAGTTACACGTTAAAATGAATCTACAATTATTAGAAAATTCTTCAATGAACCCGCGGAGAGCGGGTTGCGTTGATTGTGGATTCAAATAATCAGCTTCGTCCAAGATGACTACTTTGAGACCACCTTGGAGCGAAACCGTAGAAGCAAAGTTCTTAATCTTAGTACGAAGAGTATCGATACCAGATTCTTCAGAACCATTTATAAGAATATAGTCCAGGTCCAATTCATTACATAACGCTTTTGCCACAGTGGTCTTACCTAAGCCGGCAGTACCAGTTAAGAGCATATTGTGTAGTTCACCTCCTTTAACAATATTCTCAAATGTAGTTTTAATATGTTGCGGCAAAACGCAATCATTAATTGTAGCTGGACGATATTTTTCACACCACAAAAAATCTTTGTTATTATTCACCCATTACCTCCCAAGAAATTACTGTATTAGCAATGAAAGAGCGCCAATTATTTTTGTCTAATGCCCAACAAACAATATGCTCAGATTCTGCTTGTTGGTCATCGACCTTTATTGTTACGCCATTTGCTTCAAGTACACTTGGGTTAAGAGTGCAGGGCATAACTCTGATTTCGTCAGAGTCGATTTTTTGAAACGTTACTGTGACGGTGCCCTTTTTGAGAGCACCAATCAGATTTGCTTTTTCAGATATATCCATTATGTAAATTCACCGTCAATTAATAAATGTTAAGCTACTTGTTGTTCTTCCGGAGCTTCTTCAGTTGCACCTTCTTCGGCTGCCGGAGGAGCTGCAGCATTGAGGAATCGAGCAATTCGGCCTCGAACTACGCCAACCGGCTCTAGTTCTGTTCCTTTAAATGCACCACGTTCGGAACAAAGATCAATAATTTGAACCATTGTTGCCATATCTTGTAGTGAAAGTACTACTTGTTCTTCTGCAGGTACTTCTACCTCAGTTTCTGTTACATCTACTTCTTCAGTCATGGTTTTCTCCTTTGCAAAGTTTGACTAAATTAGTACGACCTGAGCATCCAGCATCGTACATATTATCCTCATTATATATGAGAATCAGGTTAAGCATAGCTTGAGTTTTTCTCGAGAGCTATGAAGTATTTTATATCAGTGGTATTATTTATCCACTGGGAAATAAGTTTTGAGGAAATATTTACGACATAATCACCACTCATTAGTTTAAGATTAGGAATGCTTACAAAGAATTTAAACTCTGAGTCAAATTCTTGATCGGCATCAAGGGTTAACATATATGAATTCGAAGTAGGATCTTTAGAGTTTACCACACTTGCTGTAAGCTCGCCAGATTCGTTACTGATCATTAATTCATTATGTCGTAGAACACTAGAAGCTTTTCGAATTTGCCCCAGTTGTTCTTCAGTAATAGTAAATGAGACATCCACGTTTGGCATCGAGATACTCTTACTTGGCTTGGTTAGAATATCTACTTCTGAATAGAAGTATCGAATTTTTTGTTTACCACTTTTAACGAGTAGTGAATTTTCCTCGAATACCAATTCCGGATCAGCCATTAGACCAATTACTGAAAGTAATTCTCCGAGATCGTAGATACCGATTTGTCGTGGAAACATTTCTTGAATATTTGCTTCGCACATAATGGTCTTTGATTCAGAGATAGTTGCTAAGTTACTACCTTCATTAATTACTAGATTAGAATTAATTGAAGATAAGTTGCGTAAAATATTTAGTGTTTCTGTTGATAAATTCATTATGTAATCCTTTAAGCATTGAAGTATATATTATACACTAGAACGAGTATATTGTACAACACTTTTTAATCATTTTTATGTTCTAAGTCGTGAATGTAAAGCTGGATAAGCGCGTAATGGAGAACCTTAATAATATCCTTACGCCATTCTTCAGGAGTTTCACCTTTCTTACCATAACGTTTTAGATACTTCTTAGCATTACCAATACAAAAACCGGTACCATGTCCGTCATCGATAATGTCTTCAGTTGCCTGAATTTTACCGCCGGCATAGTGTTGGTTATAGGTCTTATCAATATAGGTTTGGAGCTCTTTAAGGAGCT